GCTATATTAGCATCTTTGTAGGATTGAAGATTGCGCTCGCATGAAATAATAGAATGTATATAACGTATTTGTTCAATAGAAGTAATATTGAGCGAATCAGAACTTTTATATAATTGATTTATAAAAATTCTAAGCTGATTGCTGGAAATACCAGAAAAATCTAAATAGATGGCACAAGCTGCAACAAAATGATTAGGTGTATCTTTTAATATGTTTATATAAATTTCTTTTAGTGAAGGAGTAAGTCCTTTTTGCCACCAAGTTTTCCAATCACATCCAAGACCAGGATTATCTTTTATTTCAGCATTAAAGCGACAACATAATCTATAAGCTAAATCTATCTTTTTTTTCAATATCCAATTAGTTGATATAAGAAAGATATCATACTCTTTATATTTAGATAAATCTAAAAGAGAAATATGATGATAGTTAAGATTAAATAAACCCATATAAAATTTTCCTATCATTCAGCAGTAATCATCTTCATCACTGCGAATGGTTCAAAATAGATAATATAATTGTCAACAACAGCGCATATTCCATATTTGGATTTATAACACTGTATAGCTTCTTTCAGATATTCTTCTGTAGCATCCAGAAACTCAGCCATTTCGAAAAAGTTTCTGCAACCTGCTTCATACGCTCTGATCAGACCGGTTAATCCAATCTTGAGGTTATATCCATAGAACCGTGCGCGATATTCCTGTTTGCGGTTCATAATGTCGGTCTGGTCCAGAATGTCACCGGAGCTGGTACAGTGGTGACCGATTTCTTCTGCAAGTACACAGGATTTTTGGGCTTGTGTTTCTATATCCTTTCGGATTGCTATCCGTTTGCCCCTGAGCAGACCATCATGTTGTACAAGAGTTTTTTCTTTTACCAATAAACCGTTCTGATCAGCGGTAGTTAATAATTGTTCATATGTCAATGAGCATCGCTCCTTTAAAAATCAAATTGCAGATTTAAAGGATGGATAGGCATAGCTGTGTTCATACATGTATTCTGGGGCACAGTCAATATCCTCATCCATCCATGTAACAACACCATCTACTATTTTACAGTCCTTAAAAATTTTCTCATCAGACAGTGGAGCGAATGCAGGACCATTCAAAATGGTTGCATCAAACAGGCGCTGTTCTCCAGTTGAGAAAGTAAGAAGCATCATCATGTCGTCCAAAGGTTTTGCAGAAAGTATCTGGATGTTTTCTGGTTTTTCACTGGCATATACAATTCCATTCAATGTGAACATAAAATTCCCTCCTTACTGTAATGGCTTAATCTTGTCAAAGTGTTCGCCGCGAACTGCTTTGTTCCATGCTGCATAGGCTTCATCCTCGTGCAGAGCCAACCAGCCGATCAACATTTTAAACTGTTTCTGAGGAAGTGATCCGGCGAGTAGCTCACCATCAATTCCAACAGAAGCACGATATTCGCCATAAGTAACATGGACATGCGGTTTATTGTGCTGGACAGTGTCGTTGAATAACATTTTGATAACCATTCCTTCGAATCGACTTAATTCTGGCATAGAATCATCTCCTTTAAATGAAATATTTGAGGTATTGTCAAATCCCCCTTCTTGCGAAAGTTCTATAATAAGATGAGCTACCGAATGGATAAATTCATCAAAGTAGTTCATTTCTATATAGGAATAACCTTTGATATTTTCCCACTTGTAATCAGGAAGCCAGCAGGTTACATTACGAAAACCTCCAAAATCATCAGGGGTTTCAATATAAACTTTCACACGTCCATCTGGTTTCATTTCAGAATGTGTGATTTCGGTATCATCGTTGAGTGTCATAAATGGATACATCATATAAAAAACTCTCCATTCTAATCCCACATAGAATCATCATTCATAATATCAAGATCATGCTGAACACCATCCGATGTTTGTTCAACATCTGTACGGGCATGAGCAGCGAGAACGTCTTCTTCCATCTGCTGGGTGGAGAGAAGATTCTGGGAGTATGTGAGTACTCTATCCTGATTATCAGGTGAAAGTTGAAGATATATTTCATTGAGATCTTTTTGCTTGCCTTGGAAACGAAGAATATTCTTTGCAAGTTTTTGATATACTTCGTCAGATGCTTCCTTGCCATAAATATAAGAATCTACTTTTTCCCAGCCAGAAGCCGCTTGGGTTATAAGGGCCTGAGCTGATACAGTGCCTTTTTTTATTAAATTTTCATATATTCCAACTAATTCGTATTCATGTAATGCACAAATGATTTCTTGGTTGGAATTGGTAATAGTAACAATATCAGTGCTCTCTGAATTAATAATTTGATATCCAGCCTGTTTGAGAAGTTCTTCGGCATCGGATTCAAGGGCATAATAAGTAAGAACGTTTTGATCCTCATAATTATCTCTTTCCATTGGAACATCAGCACCCATGAGCCAGGCTTCATTTACATTTAAAGCTTTAGCAATTAAAAATGTATTATTTTGTTTAGGAATATATCTTCCAGAAATATAAGAACTTAAAGCCCCCTTACTTATTCCTGTTTTTTCAACAAGATCGGTTTGCTTGAGACCTCTTAATTCCATAGCTTTCTGAATCCGCTTTGAAGTAGTACCCATTGTTCAGTTCCTCCTTATGAGAGAATATTATCACAAATGTTTAGAAAACGCAACATTAATACAGAGAAAATGAAAAAAAGTTTAGAAAACTAAAAAACAGTATTGACAAAACAGAAAGAATGGAATATTATGTAAGAGGTTTAGAAAACTAAACTAAACAGGGCGGAGGTGAAAAAATGAGTTGGAAATACGATAAACTTAGAGGAAAAATTAAAGAGGTTTGTGGTACACAGGATGCATTTGCCGAGAAATTGGGGATAGGAAGAGTGTCTTTGAGCCAGAGATTAAATAATCAGTTAGAATTCTCTCAAGATGAAATTTTTAGATCATGTGAAATTTTAAATATTGATCTTTCGGATATGAGAGCATATTTTTTTACACAAAAAGTTTAGAAAACTAAACAAATGAAAGAGGAGATCAAAATGAGTAATTTAACAAGAAACACCATTACTTCAATGGAAGTAGCAGAAATGGTAGGAAAAGAACATAGCAAATTACTGAGAGACATCAGGAATTATGTGTCGCAGTTAGCCGAAGCCAAAATTGGATTGGGCGATTTCTTTACAGAAGCCACATATAAAGATGCAAATAATCAAAATCGTCCATGCTTTCAGGTTACAAAGAAAGGCTGTGAGTTCATAGCTCATAAGCTGACCGGACAGAAAGGAACAGAATTTACTGCAAGGTACATAAACCGGTTCCATGAAATGGAAGATGGTAAACTTCCGTGCCCATTGAATCCAATTATTGCATCCAGTGTTGCAGAACTCGGCAGAGTCACAGATCGAATCATGACAAAGCAGGGTTCAGCACCGTATAAGATTGCAGAAGCATTCAAAAGAGAATGTGAGCAGTTTGGTATTTTATTACCGGATGATTTTGTAAAGGTTCCAGAGTATGAGCAGATGAAATTATCACTGGAAGTAAATTGACATTGGACTACTTATTTGCAACCGACAATGAACCAAAAGAGAAAGGAGCGTAGGGATGAAATACATGGTAATTGGAATACTGATATTTGGCTCAATTGTTTTGGGATGGATACTTAAAAATATTGTATGGCCGGCCATCAAGGCTGACCCTGTATCCAATTTAATAATGCCGGTAGCCACAGCTCTTTTAACAAATTTGTTGCTACTGTGGTTAGAAATGCGACAATAACCGGAGTCAAGTAGCGGTAAAAACGCTGCTTTCTCAGATAAACATTGTAACGTCGCCCTCTGTCAGAAAGAGAGTACGTACCATCTGAAAGATATTTTCCTTCAGGACCATGTTTAGAGAGGTAGTTTTGAGAAATGAGACCATATTCTCTTAATTTATTAAGTTGAGGGGAGAACACATTACCTTGTCTACGCTTTTTGAATCTTAAAGAACACAGAATACATTTTTCGCTAAACAAAATATGTAAAGATTCGAAATCTGGATAAGTGGGTTCAAACATAAATGTCTCCTTTTTGACTAAAAAATATATTCAATTACAGAATAAAAGCGAATACGAGGAATGTCAATGAGTATGCCAAATAACTTTAACCATTTCACGGGAAAAAAGAAGAAATTTTCCAAAAGAAGGAGAAAAAAGAGAATCAAGGTAAAACGACAACATAGAAACAAATACCGGAAGGAGGCGAGTTGAGATGGATGATCAAAAAGAAGAGATTGAAAATCTGCGTAAGCAGATAAAAAGTCTAAAAATTGGCTTAATGCTTACGCAGATATCAACGATTGTATTTACCATTATTTTGGGACGTCAATGTCTTCGGTCGATTCAGAATTATCATTACCTGCTTCGACAGATGAGTATGTGTCTTGAGTATGTGAACGCTGTTTATTCAGCTCTTCGACAGTTTCTTTTAACTATTTAGGTGAGGAGGTGAGGTACATGGAGAATGCAGAAAGACTTGTGAATAAAACTGCTGAAATTCACGAATTTGCTTCAGAAGTAGCAAGGATGATAACTGGTGCGCAGATGCCAGAGTTTTCTTCGGAAAACATATCGGTGGCGGATGCGAGTAAGTTGATTGGATTACCTGCAACATCAATCAGGGCAGGTATCGTGTATGGGTGGCTTCCGATTGGAATGGCAATTCACAATAATAAGCCAGCTAAGTCATTATCAGAAGGAAGAATCACTTACATTATATCGCCCAGAAAAGTGTGGGAAGTAACCGGTCATGTTTGGAAGGGAAAGGAGGCATTATGAGAGATATAATCGATTCCACGCTGATTGGAAGTCTTGCGAGTTTTCTGCCGTTCTGGATATGGGACAGCAGAGCAGATCAGATCACCGGAGCAATCGCATTGAGTGGAGTAATATACATAGCGAGGAGGTGGAGAGCATGGCAGGGTTAAGCAAAAAGCAGCTGGAAATCAAAAATCAAGCACTGATGGATTACATAAAGGCCGCAATCTGTGTGCTGGATGATCAGACAACAGAAGCGAGACATAAGACGGCATATACCGCAGGTCTTTTGAGTGTGGCAGAGGAAGGCGCAAACAGAAATGTAGCAAGAGGGTATTTTACACCGACTCCAAAATGGAGAATCCGGTATGCGGATGGAACAGTTGGATACCAGCTATACGAAAGGAAGTATGCTGTGGAAATTGCTGAGAAAAAGAAAGATGAATACGGCGGCAGCTATACAATTGAGCCTGTGGAATGAAAAAAGGATCCTCAGAGCTGCAACTCAGGAGGACCCAAAAGATAATAATAGTTTATCACCCTTTCATTGTATGAGGGTAGAAAGGAAAAGTCAATGATCAAAGTAGAGAAAACTGGAAATGATGTAGCAATATCGGAAGTTATTGGAAGTACATATGATCTGATTTATGAATTCCATGTTGCACTGAAAGCAATATACAGAGTGTTAGATGGAAGTATTGCAAAGTCAGCTCCATTTGATACAGAAGGTTTCTTACATACAATGGTTCATAATGTGGCATTAAAGGAAGAGAGGGAAAGAGATGAGCATGAAAATCAATAAACTGGAGATTGAAAATGTCAAACGTATCAAAGCTGTAAAAGTAGAACCTAAAGCAAGTGGACTTACGGTAATCGGCGGGAACAACAACCAGGGGAAGACTTCTGTTCTGGATTCCATTGCATGGGCGCTTGGCGGGGAACGCTACAAACCATCACAGGCAACAAGAGAGGGGTCTGTAATCCCACCGACGTTACATATTGTAATGAATAATGGTCTTGTGGTGGAGCGTAAAGGAAAGAACAGCGCACTGAAAGTTACAGATCCCAATGGTCAGAAAGCTGGACAGCAGCTTTTGAATGAATTTGTAGAACAGCTTGCCTTAGATCTTCCTAAGTTTATGGAAGCCTCCGGAGCAGAGAAAGCAAAGATTCTTTTACAGATTATTGGTGTCGGACCTCAGCTCACCCAGCTTGAACAGCAGGAAAAAGAGCTTTATCAGGAACGTTTATACATTGGTCGCACGGCTGATCAGAAAGAGAAATTCGCAAAGGAACAGCCATATTATACAGATACTCCAAAAGATTTGATATCTGCATCAGAACTGATTCGCCAGCAGCAGGAGATTCTTGCAAGAAACGGAGAGAATCAGGGAAAACGTGAACAGCTACATCAGTTAGAGCAGAGATACCAGCGAATCAATGAGCAGATGGCTAATCTGCTGGCCGAACAGAAACAGGTTGAAAATGATCTGGAGATTGCCAGAAAATCCGCACTGGATCTGCACGACGAATCTACGGAAGAGCTTGAACAGAATATTTCCAATATTGAGGAGATCAACCGAAAAGTCAGGGCAAATCTGGACAAAGAAAAAGCGGAAGATGATGCAAAAACATATCGTGATCAGTACAATTCGCTGACAAAAGATCTTGAAGATGTCAGAGACAAAAAAGCAGAGCTGTTGAATGCAGCAGAGCTTCCGCTCCCGGAATTATCCGTTAAGGAAGGTGAGCTGATCTATAAAGGACAGAAATGGGACAACATGTCTGGGTCTGACCGGTTAAAGGTGTCAACTGCGATTGTGAGAAAGCTGAATCCAAACTGCGGCTTTGTGCTTCTGGACAAGCTGGAACAGATGGATATGAAGTCTTTACAGGAGTTTGGTGAATGGCTGGAAGCAGAAGGTCTTCAGGCAATCGCAACAAGAGTAAGTACCGGTGATGAGTGTTCGATCATTATCGAAGACGGATATGTGGTTGGACAGAAGACACCGGAAGAACCTGAAAAGAAAGAATGGAAGGCAGGTACATTTTAAATGAAGATTACAAAAGGAATTATTCCGTGTGCAAAGAAAGTGGTGATTTACGGTCCAGAAGGCATTGGAAAGTCAACATTTGCCAGCCAGTTTCCTGATCCGGTGTTTATCGATACAGAAGGCAGCACAAATTCTATGGATGTGGCAAGATTACCCAAACCTACAAGCTGGCAGATGCTTCTGGAAGAAATCCAGTATGTGAAGGATCATCCGGATGTCTGCAAGACATTAGTTATTGATACGGTGGATTGGGCTGAATCCATGTGTATCCAGAGCATTTGCGATAAGCATCAGAAATCCGGAATTGAAGATTTTGGATATGGAAATGGTTATGTTTATACCAAAGAAGAAATGGGACGCTTCCTGAACCAGCTTTCGGAAGTGGTTGAAGTTGGTGTAAATGTGGTGCTGACCGCGCATGCCCAGATCAGGAAATTTGAGCAGCCGGATGAGCTGGGAGCCTATGACCGCTGGGAACTGAAACTTGGAAAGAAAACATCTTCCCAGACATCGCCACTCATTAAGGAATGGGCGGATATGCTGTTGTTTGCAAACTATAAGACGTTTTCCATTGCAGTAGATGATAAAGGTCAGAAGCGAAAAGCACAGGGTGGGGAACGTGTACTGTATACGTCTCATCATGCCTGCTGGGATGCAAAGAACCGTTATGGGCTTCCGGAACAGGTGCCATTCAGCTTCTCATCCATTGCACACATCATTAATGGAAAGCCAGAGGAAAAAGCAGAAGTGCGTTCACCACAACCTACCTATCAGGTGGAGAAGCCAAAAACAACACAGCCTGTCCCGGAACCAACTCAGCAGGCATACACTGCAGGTGAGCAGATGAATCTTCCGTTGAATGAACCGGTTAAACAGGAAGAACAGAAAGCATTCCCGGCACAGGATCCAGGAATCCCTAAGGCGCTGCGTGATCTGATGGAAGAAAATCATGTAGATGAATGGGACATCCAGAATGTAGTGGCTGCAAGGGGTTATTATCCGGCAGATGTGAAGATCAAAGATTATGATAAGGACTTTATTGATGGATGTCTGATCGGAGCATGGCAGCAGGTTTACGGTATGATCAGGGAAATAAAAGAAAAACAGGAAGTACCATTTAATAATTAAGGAGGATATGAGATATGGCAACAGAAGGAAGAGAGTTTGGTTGGGAAGACACCATTAAGGAAGATGCGCAGGAATTTGAGCCGCTTCCGGAAGGTGATTACAATGTAACGATTGAAAAATTTGACAGAAGCAGATCATCAGGAAGTGGAAAACTTCCGGCATGCAATATGGCGGTGGTTTATTTTAATGTACATGCTCCAAACAGAGAAATAACTATTCGTGAAAACTATGTGCTGCACAGTAGTCTGGAATGGAAACTGTCAGAACTGTTCCGTGGTGTCGGTCTGAAAAAAGAAGGTGAAGAGCTCCGTATGGACTGGAGTGCACTGCCGGGTAAGACTGCACGAGCAAAGATCGGGCTGAGAGCAGGGACAAAAGATCCGACAAAGAAATACAATTACATTGAGAAGCTTTATCCGAAAGAGGCATCGAAGCCGGCATTTACACCAGGGGGATTTTAAAAGATGGAGCTGAGACCATATCAGCAGGAAGCAAAGGATGCAATCTTTGAGCAGTGGGACAGCGGAGTGTTAAAAACTCTGCTGGTCCTTCCAACAGGATGCGGTAAGACAGTAGTTTTTGCAAAAGTGACAGAAGACTGCGTTCGTCAGGGTAGCAGGGTACTTATACTTGCGCACCGTGGAGAGCTACTGGATCAGGCGGCTGACAAACTGAAAAAGACAACAGGGCTTGGTTGTGCAGTAGAAAAAGCAGAATCTTCATGTCAGGGTACATGGTTCCGTGTAGTTGTTGGCTCTGTCCAGACACTTATGAGAGAGAAACGTCTGAGCAGTTTTGATTCAGATTATTTTGACACGATCATTATAGATGAGGCACATCACTGTATTTCAGATAGTTACCAGAGAGTTTTACAGCATTTTTCAGGAGCACATGTACTGGGAGTTACAGCTACACCGGACAGGGGTGACATGAAAAATCTTGGTACATATTTTGAATCCCTTGCTTATGAATATACGCTTCCGAAAGCGATCAAAGAGGGATATCTGTCACCAATAAAAGCACTGACGATTCCGTTAAAGATTGATATGAGCAGTGTATCCGTACAGGCAGGAGACTTTAAAGCAAGTGATATCAGTACTGCATTGGATCCATATCTGCAAGGAATTGCAGAAGAAATGAAGAAATACTGTCAGGATAAAAAGACTGTTGTGTTTCTTCCATTAGTAAAGACCAGTCAGAAGTTCCGTGATCTGCTGAATGAAAATGGTTTCCGTGCTGCAGAAGTAAATGGAGACAGTCAGGACAGAGCTGAGATTTTAAAAGATTTTGATTCTGGAAAATACAATGTGCTGTGCAATTCCATGCTTTTGACGGAAGGCTGGGACTGCCCGTCTGTTGACTGCATTGTAGTTCTGAGACCGACAAAGGTCAGAAGTCTTTACTGTCAGATGGTGGGACGAGGTACCAGATTGTCACCGGAGACAGGAAAAGATCATCTGCTGTTGTTGGATTTCCTCTGGCACACAGAACGACATGAGCTGTGTCATCCGGCCAGCCTGATCTGTGAAAGTGCAGAAGTAGCCCAGAAGATGACTGAGAATCTGGAAAAAGAAGCCGGTATGCCGGTTGACATTGAAGAGGCAGAGAAAAAAGCATCAGAGGATGTTGTGGCACAGAGAGAAGAATCCCTTGCGAAACAGCTTGCAGAGATGAAAAGACGAAAGAAAAAACTTGTAGATCCGTTACAGTTCGAGATGTCGATTCAGGCGGAGGACTTATCAAGTTATGTCCCGTCGTTTGGATGGGAGATGGGACCGCCGTCTGATAAACAGAAGGATACATTGGAAAAACTGGGTATTCTCCCAGATCAGATCGATAATGCAGGAAAGGCTGCGAAGATTCTTGATCGACTGGAAAAGCGAAAAACAGAAGGACTTACCACTCCAAAACAGATCCGTTTTTTGGAGAGCAGAGGCTTTCAGCATGTAGGTACGTGGCAATTTGAAACAGCAAAGAATCTGATTGATCGGATTGCTGGTAATGGATGGAAAATCCCAAGTGATATTGTACCACAGGAATATAAAGGAGCGTAAACATGGAGCAGAGGACAAGCCTTGCAGAAATAATTGAATACATCGATCCCGGTTCTCTGAGCTATCAGGAATGGTGTTCTGTCGGAATGGCATTGAAGCTGGAAGGCTATCCGATCAGCGTCTGGGATCAGTGGAGCAAAAAAGATTTCAGCAGATACCATGCAGGAGAATGCGAGCGAAAATGGAGAACCTTTTCAGGATCCTCATCTCCGGTGACTGGTGGCACAATCGTTCAGATGGCAATCGAACATGGCTGGGTGCCTGAAAGAGGGCATGAACTAGACTGGAATGACAGCATTCAGGTTGACAGTGACCGTGTTGTTGTAGATAAGAACTGGCTGGAAGGAAAAGAAATTCAGGAGCCTGAGAACTGGAATCCAGCTGAACAGCTGATCACATATCTGGAAACATTGTTTGAAGCAGGCGAAAATGTAGGATATGTGACCGGCAGCTGGGAAAAAACTGACGAAAAAGGGACACGCTGGCTTCCACAGAAAGGTTCCTGGGATCGTACAGCAGGACAGCTTATCGAACAGCTGAATAGTTGTAACGGAGATATTGGCTCTGTACTTGGTGATTATAATCCAGAAGCAGGTGCGTGGATCCGTTTCAATCCATTAGACGGGAATGGTTGTAAGAATGAAAATGTAACAGAGTACAGATATGCACTGGTTGAATCAGACCATATGGATATCGAGCAGCAGAATGCAATTCTTCGTGAACTGGAGCTTCCTATCGCGTGTCTGGTGTATTCCGGCAAGAAAAGCCTTCATGCGATCGTGCGTGTAGATGCAGCGGATTATAACGAATACAGAAAACGTGTCGATTATCTTTATGAAGTATGCCAGAAAAACGGTATTGACGTAGATACACAGAACAGGAACCCTTCCAGACTGTCCAGAATGCCCGGTGTACAGCGTGGGGAAAAGAAACAGTTTATTGTAGATACCAATCTGGGGAAAGCATCCTGGAATGAATGGTATGAGTGGATTGAAGGAGTGAATGATGATCTTCCGGAACCGGAGGGGTTGGAATCAGTATGGGACAATCTCCCGGAGCTGTCACCGTGTCTGATCGAGGGAATCCTCAGAAAAGGACATAAGATGCTGATCGCCGGTCCATCAAAAGCCGGTAAGTCATTCCTGCAGATAGAACTGTGCATTGCCATTGCAGAAGGCAAGAAATGGCTGAAGTGGTATTGTGCGCAGGGACGTGTGATGTATGTCAATCTGGAGCTGGACAGAGCAAGCTGTCTGCATCGTTTCAAGGATGTTTATGCGGCAATGGGAATTGTTCCGAATAACCTTCAAAACATTGATATCTGGAACTTACGAGGTAAGTCAGTGCCGATGGATAAGCTGGCACCTAAGCTGATCAGAAGAGCGGCAAAGAAAGATTATGTAGCAATCATTATCGACCCGATCTATAAAGTTATTACCGGTGATGAAAACAGCGCTGACCAGATGGCAAACTTCTGTAACCAGTTCGACAAGGTATGTACAGAGCTGGGATGTGCAGTGATCTATTGTCACCATCACAGCAAGGGAAGTCAGGGCGGCAAGAAATCCATGGACCGTGCTTCTGGATCCGGTGTATTTGCCCGTGATCCGGATGCACTTCTGGATTTGACAGAACTGGAACCAACAGAAGCTTTGATGAAACAGGAAGAAAATAAAGCCATCTGTGCGGCCTGCAAAGCATATCTGGATGCACATTTTGAATGGCAGGATGATCTTTCACAAGATGATCCACTGAGCAGTACAGCAATGCTGGATTACTGCAGAGAGCATCTGAAACAATGGCAGATGGTAGTTCTGAATGAGCAGATTGAAATTGCAAAAGCAAAAGTACGGGCAAAAACAGCATGGAGGATTGAGGGAACGCTCAGAGAGTTTCCGAAGTTTGAACCGGTCAATTTATGGTTCGATTATCCGGTGCATCGTATTGATCATGTTGGAAGTCTTAAGGATTTACAGCTGGAGGCAGAGAAACCGATGTGGGAAAAAGCAGCTCAGAAAAGGAAAGAAAATGCTCAGAAAACTCGTGAGCGTAAGTTGAATGAATTTGAGATTGCATTTCAGAATATTGAATTTGATGGCAGGGAAATTTCGGCTGCAGAATTGGCAGAGGCGCTTGATACGACCTCACGAGAATTGCTTTCATGGTTGGGAGAAACTAAGAGACAGAAAAAAGAATTAAGAAAAAAATTTGAAAAATATATTGGTGATGATGGAAAAGCCTATATCAGAAGAAAGGGTGCACAAGACTGAACATAACCTAGATTATGAGCAGTGCACATAACTGTAATTTTTATGGTCATGTTCACGGGTGCGCATAATCATAATTTTCTGGTTATGAGCAGTGCTCAAAAAAAGGGGGTGCACAACTATATACTACGTATATATGTATGTGCGCACCCCACCTAGCGGGGATAGGTAGTCGTGCGACAAGCTCACGCACGACGACCACCCACCCCGCACTCAGGTGGGCACCATACCTTGAGCAGGGAAAAAGGAGTTGAATTTTTTTGGAGACTGAATTTTTTTTAGCAATGAATCCTCCGACAGTAACCCATCAGGAACACAAGGTTGCTGTGGTAAGTGGCAGACCGATATTTTATGATCCGCCGGAACTAAAAGCAGCCAGGCAGAAACTGATGGCATATCTTGGCAGGGAGGTTCCGGAAGAACCATATCGAAAAGGTGTTCGATTGGTGACAAAGTGGTGTTTCCCTGATGATGGCAAACATGGCAATGGTGCATACCGGATCACAAAACCAGACACGGACAATTTGCAGAAGCTGTTAAAGGACTGCATGACCAGAGTTGGCTTCTGGGAAGATGATGCTCTTGTGGCATCAGAAATCGTAGAAAAGTTCTGGTCGCAGGTTCCCGGGATTTATATCAGGATCGAAGAATTATGACAGGACAGGAATTGATAAAGCTCTGGGAGTTGTACCCAGAGGCAAGAAACTTATATGAACAATATAACGGTATTCTGGTTGAAGATGATCCAGCCTGGAAAGAACTCACAGGCACAGCGGAAGCGTTGATCCGAAAGAGTAACACAGAATTATGCACAACAGTGATTCTGGAGACTGTACGTCAGCTGGAATATCTTGCAAAGAGGAGAAAAGCCGGATGAACAAGATGCGTGAATATGAGCGAGGCCGTGAAGATGGTCTTGATCTTGCCCTCAGGATAGTACGTCAGGGGGAATTGAAGCTCTGGAGAAAGAAGTCAGGTTTCGGAACATTACCGGAGTACATACATCACTGGCAGTAAAGGATTTGGACAAAGCATCTGAACAGATCAAGGCAATGACCTTGGATACCTTTACAATACTGAGTATTGCAGTGCTGCATGATTATTTCGGATTTGGTCAGATTCGATGCCAAAGATACATGGATGGCATGGACAAGGGAGCTGAGTATCTGACAAATGATCTGGCAACATGGCCGGATTATATCGAGAGCATAAAGGAACAGCTTGGTATGAAGTTGGAAATTAGATGGAATAACTGATGAGGGATAGCTTATGGATAAGACCTGTGCAACATGTATTGAGAATGATGATGGTCTCTGTGACCGCAAAGGGATCCTGGTCCATGATGATGATACCTGCGGTCAGCATAAAGAATCATGGAAAGATGCAATGTTAAGGCAGTTCAACAGAAGAACAATGAGGTATTGACCCCTTCACTCGTAATGAAGGGGTCGTGAAAATAGACAGAAAGGAGCCAGCCTCCGGCCGGGGCAAGGGTATACCGGGCTTCTGAAAGAAATGGGAGAAAAGGAACTTACCACGGAAGAGTGGAAACAACAGAAAAAAGAACAGAGAGCTATATTTACGGCGCGTCAAAGGCTGCCTTATGATATAAAGCTTAAACGACAGGCACGAAGAGCCTGGCAGTTTTATGAGGAACTTTTAAATAGAGATATGAATTGTCATGTCAGTGTTGGAGGCTTAGATAGTATCACACTGTATATCTGGCTGTTGAGCATAGGAATCGAAGTACCGGCTATATCAGTAACACATGTAGAAGATGTCAGTATTCAGAGAGTACATAAAGCACTGGGGATTGAAATCGTCAGATCATACAAGTCAAAAGTTCAGGTGTTGAATGAAGTGGGATTCCCAGTAATAAGCAAGAAGATAGCAGGCAGGATTAACCTGCTACAGAATCCTACACCAGATAACAAAACAGTACGTCATGCAATTGTTACCGGAGAGTGTGGAGCACAGGGACATTTTGCCAAGAACAGCAGAATGCAGCTACCGAAGAAATGGCTCAATAAGTTTGGCGGCTATGAAAATGAGAACGAAGGTACGCATTATGGAAAACCGGATCCAGAAATCAAGGTATCAAAGGAATGTTGTTACTGGTTAAAGGAAAAACCATGCGATGACTGGGCGAAACAGCATAACAGTGCACCATATCTTGGAATGATGGCCAGTGAAGGCGGCCAGAGAGAGGAAGCACTAATCGAGCATGGCTGCAACTATTATGGCAAGACAGTAATCAGATCTGCACCATTTGCAATCTTTTTGAGGCAGGATATATTGTTGCTTGCTTTGGAGATGGACAAATGGTATCACGATCATTTAGATTATTTCGAAAAGAAATTCCATGAACAGCCTTATGGGAGAAATAAGGACGGAAGTCCTAAGGAATATGTCCCGGTAGATTCTATTGTTCCGGCAATATATGGCATGATCGAAGAAAACGACATTGGAGTGTTGAGAACGACAGGTGCTCAGAGAACCGGTTGTGAAATGTGTGGTTTCGGAATTCATTTGGAACAGCGTCCACATAGATTTGACCGGTTACGGGAAAGAAATCCGAAAGCCTGGGAGTTTTGGATGTACCGTTGTTGTACAGATCCGGAGACTGGCGAGAAATACGGATGGGGAAGAGTACTAGATTACATTGGAGTTGAGTGGGAAGATATTCCACCTGTACAGATGACAATATTTGATTATCCGGAGGTACTGCCATGAAAAAGAATACACCAGAACAACAGTTGAAATTACTATGCAGCCTGATAATCCGTGAGCGTGCTGCGTGGACATTCATCAATGAAAATGGTTGTAATGATCCGTTTTGGCCGGATGGCTGTAATCTGAATCTGACCAGGAATCATATTATTTCGTACAAAAGAGCTATCGCAGAGTTATGTGAGAAAACTGGAATGACACTTCCAGAAGAATATTTCCTGAAAGTTCCGCCGGAAGTTGATGATAATTATATGGCGAATCTGAAACAGAAAGAGCGTGTTGAGCGACTGAGAGAGCAGGGAAATAAATTAAGTCAGAAGAAACAGAAGTTTGCAGACGATGGACAATTGGAATTTTGTTAAGGAGATGAAGAACAATGGCAAGGACACCTGAACAGATACCAGTATATTTGATGTCACTGGAATGTTGCTATACATGCGAACATTATTCACATGACTATGCAACATGTAAGAATCCAACATCTCCTAGATACGGAAAAATAACATGTGTTGATAATGGTTGTAAATGCAGGGAAGGGATAGGGAGAGATGAAGAATGGATAAACTAACACTGAAAGAATTAAGGCAAATGTCAGGACAACCAGTATGGTGCAAGGATTTAGAAGTGTATGGAATCATCAAATGTGAATCTAAAGGTAGGTGGAGTGGAAAACCGTTTCTTGTAGGAGTTTTTTACAGTTCAGAATATGGAGTAGCCCACAATTTTGAATATGATATTCAGAGAAGAAAGCTGACGTGTTATAGAGTGATTAATGAAAAGCAGATATCGAAGAAGCCTAAAAATATGAAGTCTATTCCAGATTTTTCAGGTAGATATTATACAACAAAAGGGGATTGTCCTATTTGTGGAGCAGAAGGGTTGTATAGATCAAGCCTGTATTGCAATAAATGTGGACAAAAACTTGACTGGGGAGAGGAGTGATAAAATGGCATATAAAAATCACGAGGGTTATCTGGATCCAACTTCCGGACAGGCTATGCAGAATACCCACTGGGAAGAACTGCAGCAGTTACGTGAGAAGGAACATGGACTGAAACGCGGACAGAAGATCGCGATCATTGAAACGTGCAAAGAAGAGCATAAGCCGGCAAAAAAAGTGAAGAGAATCTATACGGTTATCGAACTGTATAAGCACTGTGTCCTTTTGAAGGACGAAAAAGGTTTCCGTATGGCACCATCATACATACAGTTACAGTCATTAATGCGAGGTGGGGACTGATGGGGATTAAGGTTACCAGAGAGATGCTGGACCGGTACCGGAAGTTGAAACAGGAAATACCAGTGCTGGAGCTGGAACTCCTGATGATGAAGAATACAGAGGCAGGTCTGGGAAATGATACGATCTTCGATTACCAGACCGGTTATCCCAGACCACAGAGTGTTGTAGGTTTTGATCAGAAGAAGTATGACCGCCGGGAGAAGGTTCTGGAGCGCAAGAAAGAGAAAGTCAAGGTCATGGATCAATGGATTGACGACATTAAGGACGGACAGACCAGATGTGTGTTCCGGATGTTCTACAAACAGAATATGACGTGGAAGGCGATTGCGAAGCAGATCGGCATGCCGCACAATGAAGATTATCCGAGATTACATATCAGAGATGCGTATCTGAAAAAATGTGGGATAAAATGAAAAAAGTCGGAAAAGTCGGTAATGTCGTTGTACAATGAGAATGTAGCCAAAGGCTTAGAGGCCGGCGGCTCTTTTCCCTAAGGATATGGTGAGTGGGTTATTGCTTATCCCGATGACTGGTGTCCGGTCCGAAAAGCATATTCCAAACTACATACATTTTTAAGAAACGCCCTGTAGAAATACGGGGTGTTTTTGCATAGAAAGGCTGGATATATGAAAAAGAAAGTGATAAAATATTTTAAAATGTATGTTAGGAGAGAAAAAATGGAAAAACCCAATGGACACGAAATTATAACTTTTCTTAACGACAAATGGCATGGAGCTAGATGCCCATTATGTGGTGAGGGAAAATGGAATGTAACTGATAAAATTTTTGAATTAAGAGAATTTAATAATGGCAATTTTGTTTTAGGCGGACCCAATAGTGCTATTACTCCTGTTATTCCGGTGACATGTGCTAATTGCGGAAATACAATAATGATTAATGCATTAGCTGCAGGATTATTGAAGGAGTGACATATGCCATCAAAAGATGAAAAAAATCAAAATTTTAATTTAGATAGTAGTAGTTTGCTTAATGATAAAGAGATTAGATCGGAGTTCAAATTTAAAGATGATTGGATTCCGGATAAGGCAAAAAAAGGATATCATGAGCAAAGATTGAGTCAATCTAAGTGGGCATTTCGGCTAAGTTTTTGGGGGAGCATCATTGGATTTTTAGTTATCGTACAAGGAATCCGAAATAGTACAGGACTAAATAATGTTGAATGGGCTGGAATTATTTCAGGAACAGTTATTGAGGCTGTTTCTGCATTGTTTTATGGATTATCAAATAAGGCAAATGAAAAAATAACAGAATTTTTTGTAGAGTTAACCAAAGATTCAAATATTAAGTCTGCGATATCTTTATGCGACAAAGTGAAAGATAATGATGTAAGAGACAGTTTACTTGTAAAATTATCATTACATTTGTCAGGAATTTCGGAAGAAAAAATATGTAAGGATTTCACTGAAGTATGCAACAAGAATAAAGATGATACATAATTGATAAAAACATAAAGACAGAGCACCCTTCGGGGTGCTTTTCTAATGCCAATTTTCGTACAGCGTACACAGCACCAGCACATACATACTTTAGGCATGGATTCACTGTATGTAAGTGTTCGCACCTCCTTTCGTCACGGTAGCAATCGGCTGTCGTGTATGGTGCTGGCAGGACTGTATTTTAACAAATATCAAAAACGAAACGAATGAGAGGTGGTGAGACTTGGCAAGAGTAAGAGATCCGAACCGGAATAAAGCTTTTGAAATATATGAAAAACATGGCGGAAAGATTGATTTGGTTGAGATTGCAAGTCAACTGAATATCTCGCCGGGGACAATCCGAGGATGGAAATCAAAGGATTCCTGGGATATACAATTAAATGGAACGCTCCGTAAAAATATGGAACGTTCCAAAAGAAGAAAAGGTGGTCAGCCGGGAAACAAAAATGCGGAGGGTCATGGTGGTAATGGACCACCAGGAAATAAGAATGCAGTTAAGACAGGAGAGTTTGAAGCTCTCTTTTTTGATACATTGGATTCAGATGAACAGAAGTTGATCCAGGTAGTGCAGCCGGACAAAGAACAGCTCCTTTTACAAGAGATACAGCTTTTGACAGTCCGTGAAAGACGAATGTTGAAAAGGATTGATCAGTTGAGGACGTTAGAAAGACAAGATCCTACGTCAAATTCTGATAGTGAAATGGTTCCTCCGGGAATGTCGGTAACAGAGTATAGTTCCGGCATAGAAAAGGGCAAACTTACTGAGCTGAGAAAGTACGAAGGTATTTTGGGGCAGATTCAGTCCATAGAGGATGCTCTTACCAGAGTACAGGCAAGGAAACAGAAAGCAATTGAAACTCTTCACAAATTTGGATATGATGATGCGAAACTTGAGCTTGCAACTATGCAGCTTGAATTTGCAATGCTGAAACAGGATAACGTTGATGAGAATACCACAGATGATGGATTCCTGGATGCGATAAATGCGACTGCAGCGGAGGTTTGGGGTGATGAGAATGAATGACAAGATCAAAACCCTGAAAGAGAAACTGCAGAAGATGAAGGTTAACCGGGGGAACAGACAGACTGGTCAGATGTTTCATTTTTCTCCATTCTCAAAGAAACAGAAACAGGTGCTGACATGGTGGTGCAAAGAATCACCGGTACACAGCAAAGATGGAATTATAGCTGATGGAGCTATCCGATCAGGAAAGACAATCAGCATGTCACTGTCATTTGTAATGTGGGCTATGAATTCGTTTTCTGGCAACAACTTTGCAATGTGTGGAAAGACCATCGGTTCCTTCAGACGAAATGTTCTGTTCTGGCTAAAACTGATGCTCCGTTCCAGAGGGTATTCCGTAACTGATCACAGAGCTGATAACCTGTTAACGATCCGAAAAGATGGAAAGGAAAACTACTTCTACATCTTTGGCGGCAAGGATGAGAGATCACAGGACCTTATCCAGGGCATTACTCTTGCCGGTGTGTTCTTCGATGAAGTTGCACTGATGCCAGAGTCGTTCGTTAACCAGGCTACTGGACGATGCTCTGTAAAAGGTTCTAAATTTTGGTTTAACTGCAACCCTGATGGACCATATCATTGGTTCAAGGTTAATTGGATAGATAAATGTGCAGAGAAGAACATTCTGTATCTGCATTTCACAATGGATGACAATCTGTCTCTGGATGAGGAGATCAAGGCCAGATACCGAAGTATGTACGTAGGAGTGTTCTTTAAACGTTACATCATGGGATTATGGGCAGCCGCTGAGGGGATTATCTATGATATGTTCGATGATGCCAGGCATGTTCGAGATATCAAAGATTTCTTTCAGATACTCATAAATGGAAATAGATATGTATCCTGTGACTATGGTACGCAGAACGCTACAGTGTTTTTACTCTGGAACAAAGGAAAAGATGGTAAGTGGTACTGCATCCGTGAGTACTACTATTCCGGAAGAGATAACGGCAAACAAAAGACAGATTCAGAATATGCAGATGACTTGAAAGAGTGGCTTGATGGGACGAAGATCAGAGCAATGATCGTGGATCCATCGGCCGCTTCTTTTATTGCAGAATTACGCAAGCGAGGTATCAAAGTGTTAAAAGCAAATAATGATGTACTGGATGGAATCAGAATGGTTGGGATGCTTCTGAATCTGGAAAAGCTTGTTTTTGCTTCTTCCTGTGTAGAAACGATCAAAGAATTTGCTTCCTACATCTGGGATGAGAAGGCTGCGGACAGAGGGGAAGACAAACCAATAAAACAACATGATCACAGCATGGATGCTGTCAGGTACTTCTGCAGTACTGTGATTGGTTCTAATACAGCAAGATTCCGTGAGGTCAGGAGGTGATAATACATGTACAATTTTACGATACCTAGAGAGAAATTTGATGAGAATAACCCGGACAAACAGATAATACGTCATCTGATCAGCAAGCATATCAGCATGGTCGACAGGCTAAAAAAGAACATGGCTTACTATCAGGGCAAGCATAAAATCCTGGAAGAATCCAACAGAGACAATCGTCTGGTGTGTAACCATGCAAAGGACATCTCTGATACAGCAAGCAGTTACTTCATTGGCAATCCTGTGTCGTATAAGTCAGAGAGTGACATTACAGCACTGACGGATGCACTGGAAATAGCCGGAGCTGATGAAGTAGATGGTGATAACGGATTGGAGCTTTCTATTTATGGACTTGCTTATGAATATATTTATGTAAAAGAAAATGAAACCTGTTTGAGTATAAAGAATGTATCAGCAGAAAATACCTTCATGGTAAAAGATGACAGCATCGAGGAAAATGAACTTTTTGCTGTCTATTATTATGTCAAAAAAGATGATGCGAATACAAAACCAGATCGTTATATGGCTACGGTACTGACTCCGAATTATAAATACGAATTGGATATTCAGAATGACAAAACCATTTTGCAAGAGACTACGGAAAAGCCTGTACCTCACTACATGGGAGAAATTCCCATTATTGAATATTTGAATAATAAGCTTGCCATCGGCGATTTTGAACTGCAGATTCCACTGATTGATGCATACAATGCACTGATGAGCGACCGAGTTACAGACAAGGAGCAGTTCATTGATGCAATTCTTGCCATTTACGGCACATTGCTCGCAGATGATGAGATCGAAGATGAAAATGGTGAAAAGAAAGATGGCATGGAGGCGGCTATAAAACAGCTGAAAAAGAGAAAAGTTCTGGAAGTTCCGGATGGTGCAAAAGCGGAGTACCTGACAAGGACATTTGACGAATCTGGAGTAGAGATCCTGAAAAAGGCCATTGAGCAGGATATTCACAAGTTTTCGCATATCCCATGTATGACAGATGAAAGCTTTGGAGGTAATGTATCTGGTGTGGCCATGGAGTTCAAACTTCTTGGTATGGAAAATATTACAAAGATCAAAACCAGATATTATCGCAAAGGGCTCAGAAAGAGAATTAAGATCTTTTGCAATTTTCTTTCACTGCAGGGAAAACAGGTAGCTCCAACAGGAATTACCATGACATTTACCAGAGCACTTCCGAAGAATCTGCTTGAAATCTCTCAAATTGTATCGAATCTATGGGGAAAGGTCAGCAAGAAAACGCTACTTTCTCAGGTACCGTTTGTTCAGAATGTTGATGATGAACTGGCAGCAGTCGAGAAAGAAGCAGAAGAAAATATCAAACGTCAGCAGGAAGTATTTGGCATGCAGAGTAATATTCCACCGGATAAAGAACTGAATCCAGAAGACAAACCAGAGAAAACGAAAGAAACGACAGACGTAGATGAGTGATTACTGGGGAAACCGTGCGGCATGGGACATGTATGAACAGATGAAGGATGCAGAAGCAACAGCAGATGTGGTTGCAAGAGTATACAGATCAGCATCTTCTCAGATTGTATTTGCCGCACAAGACATATTCGAAAAGTATATGACAAAGCACAAACTGTCCCAGACAGAAGCATGGAATCTGCTGAACCGTATGCAGGATAAGGATTCGATACAGAATCTGCTTATGGAGTTGAAAAATAAAGATTCCGGAGAGAATAAACAGGAACTGATCAGGGAGCTGGAAGCACCGGCATACAGAGCCAGGATTGAAAGATTACAGCTTCTCCTGCAGCAGGTCGATACAGTCATGCAGAATGTATATCAGCAGGAACAGCAGTTTGACACAAGTTTTTTTGAACAGCTTGCCGAGAACGCTTATTACAGAACGATATATAATACACAATGCAGAACGGGTTTGGGATTCAGCTTTTCTCATGTCGACCAAAAGCAGATTGACCGTGCATTGCGGATGAACTGGTCAGGGAAACATTATTCGAACAGAATCTGGAAGAATACGGATGATCTTGCAAAAACGGTCAAAGATGAATTGCTGGTGAGTCTTCTGATTGGCAGGACAGACCGTGAAACGGCAGCAGTCATCACAGAGAAGTTTGGCGGTGGAGCAATCAAGGCAAGACGACTGATCAGGACGGAAAGCTGTTTCCTTTCTGGAGAACTGACAGCTCAGGCTTATGAAGAGTGTGACATACAGAAATACCGGTATGTTGCTACGTTGGACTTGCGAACCAGTAAGATATGCCGTGAGCTGGATGGAAAGACGTTTCTGGTATCACAAAGGCAGGCAGGAAAGAACCATCCGCCGATGCATCCGTGGTGTCGATCTACCACAATCAGTGTGATTGATGATGAAACACTGTCCAAAATGACACGTGCTGCATATAATCCGGAAACTGGACGTACTGAGAGAGTCCCTGCAAATATGACATACAAAGAGTGGTATGAGAAGTATGTCAAAGGAAATGCAAAGGCTGAAGCCCAGGAGAAAGCTGTAAAGAATGTATTCAGTGACCGAAAACAGTTCGATAAATATCGAGAGATCCTTGGCAAAGATATGCCGAAAGATTTTGCAGACTTCCAGGAAATGAAGTATAATAGTCCTGAGGAATGGGAACTTCTTAGAACTTATGCCCGATCAGTGAAGAATGGCATGATATCACCGCTATCTGGATTTAAGAATTATCAGAAAATCTATGGTGAAATCAATGAAAAGGTTGTTGGTATAAAAACTTCTGAGGGAACGGCAGTAATCAGACAGAGCAAACATTTCATGGAGAGAGTAATAGGAACCATGAGAGATCCAAAAACAGGAAGACCACGTTCGGGAGTAACTGTAGAAGGGATACAGGACGCTCTGGAGAAACCGGTGATTGTCAGGGCAATAAGAACAGATTCACAAGGTGGAAGAAGTCAGAAATATATTGGAGAGAAAACAACAGTTTCGGTAGATCCAGACACAGGAATATTGATTCAGTGCAATCCAACAAACGAAAGATTGTTAAGGAGTATTCAGAATGGAAAAGTTTAAATTAAATGAAAAGCAGATTGAATATTTAAAAAGAGAATACCCGAACAGTGAATTGGTACAAAGAGTATTGTCAACACAGAAAGATACGACTTTTGAAATTGATGTAGATACATACATTGATTTTATGGAGTACATGGAAGATGAATCGGTATATTGGATGGACGCAAACCATGAACCATCAGAGAAAACTTATATGCTTGAATCAATAAGGGACGATATTTACTATCAAACCAACTGATACCACCAGTCAGAAATGGCCGGTGGTATTTTTATACCCATTTTTAAAATTTTGCGCCGGCGCAATGGAGGGAGGTGAGAACGGTGAAGGTAAGATGTATTAAACGCTACAGTGATGTCAAATTAAAAAAAATCATTGAAGTAGACACTATTTTTGATGTAGATGAAGAAAGAGCTAAACATCTGGTGAATGAGAAAGTCGCAGAGATTGTAAATGAGACTGAAAAGACAACAGAAAAGGCAGCAGGTAAAGGGAAGGAATAGGTGATCCGATTATCTCCCTGTGAGACGCGGGGTGAAGCGTCTTATTTTTATGTCCGAAATGACGTAAAACTATAAATCTGAGACGAATGGCCCGGGCGCGAAAGTGAATAGGCTGGGCGGAAAGGATAAGAAATGAGAAACAAAGTATTTAAAGCATTTTGCAAAGTTCCGATGAATTTACAGTTATTTGCTGAAGGAGACGGCGCTGGGACCGGAGATGAGGGTGGTAATGGCGGCGGAGCTGGTGGAGCAGGAGAGGAAGGCAATGAGCCACAATCTTTTGACGATTTTCTGAAAACAGGAGGCAATCAGGCTGAATTTGACCGGAGAGTACAGAAGGCAGTCAATACGGCAGTGACCAATGCACAGGAAAAGTGGCAGGCACTGACGGATGATAAGCTCTCTGAGGCTGAGAAGCTTGCAAAAATGACTAAAGAAGAGAAAGCGCAGTATATGCAGCAGAAGAAAGAAAAAGAACTTTCTGAAAGAGAAGCTGCGATTACTCGAAAAGAACTGATGGCGGAGGCAAGAAACACGCTTGCCTGTGATGGCCTTCCACAGGAACTTGCTGAGGTTCTGAACTACACAGATGCCGATGCCTGCAAAAAGTCCATGGAGACTGTGAAAACAGCATTCCAGAAAGCTGTTGAGGCAGCAGTGGAAGAAAAGCTGAAAGGTGGAAAACCGCCGAAGAAAGCAACGGAAACAGATGAACAGAAGAACCAGCAGCAGAAAGTATATAATGCAATGATGGGACAATTTTAAAGGAGTGAAAAAATATGCCAATTAATACTTTAGCAACAGCTACATTATTTCAGAACACACTGGATCAGATCGCAGTGCAGGAGGCAACTACAGGCTGGATGGATGCCAATGCCGGACAGGTGATCTATAACGGCGGTGCAGAGGTTAAAATCCCTAAGATGAATGTACAGGGAATGGGAAACTATGACCGTGATAACGGCTACCAGCAGGGATCCGTTACACTGGAATACGAAACTAAGAAAATGACACAGGACAGAGGCCGCCTGTTCCAGCTGGATCCGATTGATGTCAACGAAAACAACTTCGTGACTACAGCGGCAGCAGTTATGGGAGAATTTCAGAGAACACAGGTTGTGCCGGAAATTGATGCATACCGTATCAGCAAGCTGGCAACTGAGACAATTACGGCTAATAAAGCAGGTATGGTAGCACGTGGATATACACCGGGAGCAACAGGAACCTCTGCGCTGCGTAAACTGAAAGAAGCTATTAAAGCAGTACGAGAGGGATATAACGGTGCACTGGTGTGTCAGGCAACCCCTGATTTTATCATGGAACTTGAACTGGAACTTGCAGGAAAAATCACGGCAGCTACATTTTCTAAAGGCGGCATTCAGACACAGGTACCGTCTGTGGATGGTGTACCGATCATTTCCACACCGTCTAACCGCATGTACACAGTGATTAAGATCAATGATGGAAAAACATCCGGACAGGAAAAAGGCGGATATGAGAAAGGAACGACTGCAAAGAGCCTGAACTTCTTTGTATGCCCGGTAACCACACCAATTGCAGTAACCAAACAGGATATCATGCGTATCTTTGATCCAAACATCAACCAGAAACTGAATGCATGGCAGATGGATTACAGACGTTTCCATGATCTCTGGGTACTGGAGAATAAACTGGATTCTGTTTTCCTGAATATCAAGGAGGCAGAATGATGAGATTAATTCGAGCTAATATCGAAATAGATGTAGAAAACGCAGCAACAGCAGAAAAACTTATGAAGAGTGGTTTTGAGCCGTTGGAAGGAGTAACGAAAGTTGCTCCTTCTGATCCTGACAAGACTAAAAAGAATCTGGATGAAATGACTGTTGAAGAGCTGAAAGCTATTGCAAAGGAGAAAGGTCTGTCAGGAGTATCAGCTCTTGCTAAGAAAGATCTTCTTGAAATCCTGAAAGAGTGATCACATGGCAAAAGAAAGAGATATTGAGAAAATCATGACCTTAACCGGAGAAAAGGACGAAGATCTGATTGAGCTTTTACTGGATGATGCAGAAGAATTTATCAAATCCTACACAGGCAGAAAAAACATTGTAACCGGTCTGGAAAAGGCGGTCAGAGACCTTGCCGTGATCGCACTGAACCGGATGGGAACAGAGGGAGAAAAAGCGAGAAGTGAGGGTGGAGAGAATTATACCTTTGATGACGCTCCCAAACAAATCTACGACACTATGAACAGATTTCGCCTTGCGCGAGTGGGAGGTAAGGCTTTTGAGGCTTCGAAGAAGTAGGACTGAAACGTATTATCACAAAAAGCGTATAGTTGAAAAGGATAGAGAGGGCAGTACCAGAGAATCATATGGTACTGCTTCTTCTGTAGAGGGGGAATCCTGGCCGGCATCCGGTAAGGTACAGGTGCAACAGTATGGAGAACGTCTGAATTATATCCGTAATGTGCGGATATCCGGAAAGTACGAAGTGAAACCAGATGAAAAGGGAAGAATGCATTATATTCTCGAGAATGGTACAGACATTCAGGAATCAGATGGAATATGTCTCTTTGTTGGAAAAGATGCAGTGCCGGATTACAGGATCATCTCTATTAAGCCATACAGGATGTTGAGTTTGGAGGTAGAAAAGCTGTGAGTGTGAGCGGTGCAGATGATATTGACAGGGCATTGGAAAAATTATCAGGACTGGATATGAAGCAGGCCGTAGCCGATGCGATTCAGACCGTCCGCGCGACGGCTGTTTTGAACTGTCCCGTAGATACTGGAGAATTGCGGCAGAGCATATATGCAGACGTTGAGGGGGATACCAACAGGGCTGTTGGAACCTGCTGGACAAACAGAGCATATGCACCATATGTAGAATTTGGTACCGGTCCGAAAGGACAGGCAGATCATGCTGGAATATCCCCGGAAGTCACACCGGTATATACACAGGCCCCGTGGTGGATTCATGAAAGTCAAATTGACCGCAGAACTGCAGAAAAATATCGGTGGTTTTACATCGATACTCCACAGGGAAGATTCTACCAGTGCACAGGCCAACCGGCACACCCATTTCTTTATCCGGCGCTTCATGACAACGAAGATAAGATTTTAAAGAATATGAAAGCAAGCTTTCAGACAAACATAGGAAAGGTATCAAAATGAAAAACATAAAAGAGCAGGTATACAAAGCTTTGTGCAGCGTTACAGATAATGTGTCAGATGCTTATCCGCATTCATGGGCAGAAGATGCAACAATTCAGTACACAGAGGAACAGAACAGTGTGTATGAACACAGTTCCCATGGCGAGCTTGTTGGAGAGGATAAATCACTTGTCCGGTACAGGATTGATATATGGCATCGTGACAGCACATCAGTGGCAGCTATGGCTGTTGATGAGGCAATGAAGGAAACGGGACTGAAAAGGATTGAGTGTCAGGATGTTCCGGATCCTTCAGGAATGAAACATAAACAGATGAGATACGAAGGAATTATTGACATGGATTCCGATGAAGTATATTGGAGATAGGAGGAATACAGAATGTTAGCAAATGGTGCAACACTGGGATATAAGAAAAAAACTGGCTCACCTAGTACATATACAGATCTTCCAGGTTTAAAGGAAATCCCTGAGATGGGTATTGAGGCAGAAAAAGTAGAAAACTCCGGCCTTACAGATGGACATAAGATGTATGAGCTGGGTGTGGGTGATCTTCCGGATATGGTTTACAAATTTAAGTATGACAA